GTATAATCGAATCAGTGGACGAAGAGAACAGCATCGTTTACCTGAAGCTTGAACCGGGAGAGGTTGCAGCTGTTGAAGTGGATGATATTTGCAAGGCTAACTTTAACAATGACACAGGCTTTCAGACAACCTATTTCCGGATCACCGAAAAGCTGGATAATGGTTCTTTTAAATACGTTCTCCGCAGCGGATATACTTACCATCCTCAAAAGGCTATGCACTTTGTTTGCTACGGTAACTTCACCAATGCGGAACGCCAGAAGTCCAGCTATTCCACGCAGAATTATATCCGTTTCCTTAAGGGTGTAAACAACTGGGAGATCACAAAGGATATGATTGCCATGCAGTTGGGAGACCTGTCTAACCTGAAACTGTTTGGAATGGATATGACCGGACATAGTGCATATCTTAACAGAATCTACATGACCGGTACGATCAAGCAGATTTCAAATGACGGTGTGACGGAAGTACCGGTTCCGGCTTTTAAGGGTGAATGGAAATCCGGAACGTATTGGTATTATGACGAAGTAACCCACAACGGAAGCACATGGATTTGCATTGAATCTACGACTACGCAGGAGCCGTCAGATTCTTCTACTGACTGGTTGAAGGTTATTTCTAAAGGGGAAGATGGGCAAGATGGACAGGATGGAAAAGACGGTAAAGGCGTACAGAGCGTTGATGTCCTTTATTACCTATCCAGTTCTTCAACCTCCCTTTCCGGTGGTTCATGGTCTACAAACTCACCAACTTGGGTAGATGGGAAATACATTTGGAGCAAAACCAAAGTGGTATATACAGACGGTTCATCTATTGAAACCAATCCCGCTTGTATCACCGGAGGTAAAGGTAATACAGGGGATGATGGTAGGGGAATATCAAGCATTGTCGAAGAGTATTATCTGTCTACTTCTTCTAATTCTTTGGTTGGTGGTTCATGGAGCACAACGCCTCCGACATGGGAAAATGGGAAATATATTTGGACTAGATCAGTAATAACATATACAGACAGCACATCAACAACCACTAACCCTATCTGCTCTACCGGTTCCACGGGTGAAACTGGGATCGGAGTCAAGAGTGTTGCCGAACAATATTACCTGTCTACATCATACAGCACGCCTACCGGTGGATCGTGGCAGACTTCTGTTCCGGCATGGCAGGATGGCAAATACATCTGGACACGTGTAGTTATCACCTACACTAACAATACATATACAGAGACAGATCCGGTATGTGTAACAGGTGGAAAGGGACCAAGCGGAAACGATGGCGTAGGGATAAGTGCTGTTGATGTTTTGTTTTACCTGTCAACCTCTTCTTCATCATTAGAAGGCGGAGCGTGGTCTACAACGTCTCCCAAATGGGAGGATGGTAAGTACCTATGGACTAAAACAAAGGTAACTTATACGAATGGTTCGACATGGGAAAGCGATCCGGCTTGCATCACTGGAAGCCAAGGAAAAACAGGGTTACCCGGTGCAATGCTCCGTCCCCGTGGAGTATGGAAAGCCAATACCGAGTATTATAACAATGAGACATTCATAGATACAGTAATCTATGACGGTCAGAACAAACTTTGTAAGATCACGCATACGTCTACAACTTCTTTTGACTCAACAAAGTGGGAAGAGTTCAGCGAATTTGTGAACGTGGCAACAAACGTCCTTCTTGCGCAGAATGCGACAATTGATGTTCTCGGTTCTTCCGGAATATTTGTTGGAAACTTAGATAAAACGAAGGGCTGGATAATGACTGAAGGCTCTATTAAGCATAATGTTACAGGTGTCGAGCTAACATCTGACGGTAAAATATCTCTTCCAGAAACCGGTGGAATAAACGTAGGCGGAAAGACTTTCATAGAAGCCGGCAAGATAAAGACGGAGTTTATTGATGTTGATAATTTGACCGTAAAGAAACTAGCAGCCGTAGAGGGAACAATTGCCGGGTTTAAAATATCTGATACACATATCGGTGTTGATGATCCCAATCATAACAATGCTTATGAAGGATTATCCCTATACAAAGATTTCATTAAATTTTCAGATGAAAAATCATGGGCTGGGATTGGAACTAATGTGTTTCCACTTTCTTCGGGAATGTCATGCTTAGGAAGATTTGATTTTACAAGCTCGGAAGTAGATTCCGGTACTGCCGTTTATGCAAAATTCCGTCCGGCTGTAGACGATTTAGGCTGGTCACAGCAAACAGCAATCCAATACGATGGTAACATATACGGCATAGGACAACGTGCAATATTCGAAGATGGATATATAGGGCAAGCCTATACAGATGTGCTTACCACTTTTATAAAAAGGACTCATAATTTTGTGTTTAATGGTCAGTCTGTTGTTAACTTAGGAATGGTTTTACCAGGAAAAAGAAATTTAGGAATAAATAATGATGTCTCTTTTCTCTTAAGTATTGTCATTACATGGAACCCAACCACAGCTCATCGGATTACCTTAAAAGGTTCATCTGATGGTAGACTGTTAAACAATGCAGGAGAAGTCCTTAGCCCAGAGTTGGATTCAAATGGAGCAATTTCTTTGGGAAGAGGAAATACCCTTTTGCTTAGATATTGCTCCTCACATTATTATATAGTTAGCTATAGATATCAATAATAATTATGAAAATAGACTTTCGAAAAATAGAATTAACCGATCTCGAAGGGAACAAGAGTACCGTCGATGTATCTAAAGCATTCGGAAATGCGATTTATCAAAATACAGGTGATCTTGGAGAATTTAATCTTGCTCAAGATATATACCGGAAAGGAGAAGTTGATATATCCCCTGAACAAGCTAAATCTCTAAAAAAGTATACGCAGTTATTTACTCGTGTCATTGATCGAATAGCTGTCAGCAATGCTCTATCACAAGAAGAATAAATAAGTTGAAAACAATGGTAGCAAAAGGAACGATCATAAAATTAGCAGTATCTATTGAACTACCTTCGGGCTTGACAATGGATGACATAGATTTCGAATGCAAGTTCTCTGTAACTCTCAATTCCCAGACGATCAAGAAGTCGGAAATGGTACGTAATGATAAGAACAGCTATACTTGTTTCCTTGATACCAACATCATAGGGAGGGGAGAAATTTGGATAGAAACCACGGCTTATCTTCCTGACACTGATTATGAAGGAGGAATAAGACCGGAGGTAGACAAGTCGGCAACCGGAATAAGAATTGTATAATATGGGATGCATACGGGTTAACATAGAAGCCTCGAAAGGAATACATCTCCTTTGTCTGGGATAAATGTCTCTGTAAATCCCAGCCGTTCAATTAAAGTGTCGGTAGGGATTGTCTGTGACGTTGGCAAAGATGCTTATTTGAGAGTAGAGCCTGATTACATCTGGTTGATGCCCTCCAATAACTTTGAAGATAACGTAGATGTATTGTCAAATGTGGTATGGACCACAGCAACAAAAGAATAAAATTTTATTGTTTAATTACTTAATGATTTGAATTATGGCAAAGCCTAGTTGGTTAAATTTAAACCCTTCAACTGGAAGCGGAAATGGGACAATTGCAAACAGTGCAAGTGCTCATACAGGTCGTACAGCTAGAACCGGTACGGTGACAATAACGGGTGTCGGAGTATCTACTCCTGCAACTTATAAAGTAACTCAAACTCCTAAATCCGAGTTTGCATCTTTTGATAACGGAGCGGAAATGTCTGCGCCCAAAGCTGCCGGGACTGTCACAGTTGAAGGTAAGACTAATTCTCAAAAGCTGACCTTTGCATGGGCGGGTAGCGTATCAGATGTTCCCATTCCAGCGAAATATAGTGCGAATGGGACACAGACAGATAATGCGGCTAGCATCACAGGTGACCCAGGTGCTACAGCAGAGTTCCCATTCTCCATAGAACTTGAATTCCCAGCAAATGAAACTATTGAAGAAGTTGTAAGAACATTAAAAGTAACCGCAAACGGTGGTCAGGCTGTACAGATTGCAATCAAACAGGCAGCAGGAGACGCAAAACTATCCGTTTCCCCAACAGAAATTACAATTCCTCAAAACGGTTCAGCTGTTTCCGTTGCTGTTACGTCTAACACTTCTTGGACTGCCGCATAATGGATATACTTGTACCTTGGAAGGAAGAAGAAGGAAACATTGTCATTACGCCCGGCCCTAATGGAGCCGCAAGCGTAATGAGCGATGTTGCCAATGAAGGATTGGACAGGCAACAAACTGTCGTGTTCTCGACTACTAAGGGCAATAATCCAGTTTCCGTTTCTACTACGGTATCTCAAGAAGGGAAAAGACAGGCATTTGCAGTGACCGAAGGACGGTTTATACTGTCTGACGGCAGTACGTTTAACGTTATAAAGAGTAAGTTCTATGAGTGATTATAACAGTCAATATTCGGGAGCTAGGATTGAAGAACTATTGGCAATGATACCCAACTTGGCTAAAGCAGACCTCTCCAACGCTATGACGGTTTCTTTGGGAGCAAACGGTTATGCCAAGTTCAATAATGGGCTTTTGATACAGTGGGGGACAAGAGTCGGAGCAACCGGGGGGGCAATTAATCTGTATTTTCCTACCAGTTTCTATAATACTGATTATAACATTTATTTCACTGGAGCAGTAAATAATACAGGTGAATCTTTTATATATGCTCCGGGGTATGACCTTAATGGTAAATATACATCATATTGTAGAGTTCTCACCCGTGGAATAAATTCAACTCCGGCTATTGTTTGGACTAGCTGGAATTTTACATGGTTTGCAATTGGTAGATGGAAATAAGGAGGTAATATTATGGGAAAAATATATTGGAAAAATGGTTTCTATGATAAACCACAAGAAGGAGCAGTAGAAATATCGGTGGAGTACTGGCAGGAATTGCTTGACGGTCAATCATCCGGAAAAGAAATCAAGGAGAACGAAAGCGGTTACCCGGTATTGGTTGAGCATGAGTACACCATTGATGAATTGAAAGAGATAAAGATCGCAGAGATCAACGCTTACGACAAGTCGGATGCTGTAAACTCCTTGACGCTGGACGGAAAACAAATATGGCTGGATAAAGACACC